CGCCGCCTTACGCGCTGGCGCTGATTGAGGCGTCTTCTCTGCCGGCGCAGCGCAAGAAGAAGATGACGGAGCTGTTGTCTGGCGGTGGGGAGCAAAGCCCCGAGGCGCAGGCGATGGCGCAGAAGCAAGCGCAGATGCAGGAACGCGCTGCGATGGCCGAGATTGCGACAAAGGAAAGCTCTGCCGCGCTGAACATGGCGAAGGCGCAGAACGAGGGCGCGCTTGCGCAATCCAACATCGAGCTAGAGCGCGAGCGGATGACGGCCGAACAGGTCAAGGCGCAGGGCGAGACGGCCATCAAGGCGCAGGAACTACAGATCAAGCAGCAGGAGCTGCAATTCAAGCTGGCCGAACTGGACCTGAAGCGCGCCGAACTTGGGCTGAAGCAGCAGGAACTGGCGGCGAACGTCGAGATGGAACGCGAGCGTTCCGCGCTGACCGAGCGCATGGCCGACCGTCAGTCGATGGCTGAAGACAACCGCGCGCAGCGCGAGGCGTCCAAGCCGAAAGAGACCGAGAAGCCGGACAAGAGCGGGGATGCTGTTGGCATGGGCCTGCAAGCTCTGGCCGCTGCACTGAGCAAGCCGAAGTCAATCGTCCGTGGTGCGGATGGCAAGCCGATAGGGATTGAATAATGAGCAAGGGCAACACCTTCGAGAACGATCTGCTTTTGCTGATCTTCAACAACACGGACGCAGCCCTGATCGGTGATGCGACCGGCCTTCGTGGCTCGTCAACGGCGGGCTCGCTGTATGTGTCGCTGCACACGGGCGATCCTGGCGAAGCTGGCACGCAGACCACGAGCGAGTGCGCGTATACGAGTTATGCCCGCGTAGCCGTGGCGCGTTCGGGCTCTGGCTGGACGGTCAGCAGCAACACCGTAACCAACGCGGCGCTGATCCAGTTTCCGCAATGCACGGGCTCGTCCGAGACGGCCACGCACTTTGCGATTGGCACGGCGTCAACCAGCACGGGCAAGATACTCTACAAGGGCGCGCTGTCGGCCTCGCTGGCGATTTCGTCGGGTATTCAGCCACAATTCGCAGCCGGTGACTTGGACGGCACCGAAGACTGAATTGAGGCGAGATCAGCATGGCTGGCTTTCGCAACCTTCGCGCATGGACCGATGCGGACAACGCGGGCCAATGCCACTTCACGAGCTTCCGCAAGGCCGTGTCATCGACTGCCACGACGACGAACGCGTGGATTGATTACAGCTACTTTCCGGGTGCGCCGACTGCCAACTTCTACGCATCTGCACCGCTTGAAGCGGCTTATGTGGACGCGGCGCGGGGGATTTACGTCCCGACCGTAACGCCTGCAACGCAATGGCTGCGCAACCTGAAGCTGATGAGCGCGGCAAGCAGCACGACAAGCACGACGAATGGCAGGCAGCAAATCGTGCTTGCTGACCTGCTGATGTACTACCCGTTCGTAGACACGGATGCGGTAGGCGAACAGCAGGACATGATTCAGACGGTGTCGCTGCCTCGCTACACAAGCGGGCGTGTCATCGCAGTAGGGCAGTCTGCAAGCTCAACGAACGGGCTGTTCACGTTCTCGTATACTAATCAGGACGGGACAGCGGGCCGCACATCGCAGGCGCACAATACGTTTGTGGTCGCAGGTGGCGGGCAGGTAGTGGCGTCGAGTGTCGGCCTTGCAACGAGCTATCACCCTTATCTCTCGCTACAGGGCAGTGACAGCGGCGTCCGGTCAATCGAGAGCGTGACCTTCACGGCGGGCGGTGGCGGGCTGATGGCGCTGGTCATAGTGGCGCCCATCCTAGAGTGCTTCCTGACGCAAGAAGCTCGGCGCGGGACAACGGACAGCTTCGGGGCGTGCGACGAGTTCGCCTCGGTCATCAATCACAGGCCGCGCCAGATCAAGGACGGCGCAGTGCTCAACCTTTTCGCAGCCGGTCACGCTGGCTCCCTCGCCTCGTCGATCCTGGCGGGCCTTCTCGAAACAACTTGGAATTGACGCATGGGCTGGTCTTCACAGGACGACCTAATCAACCAGATCACGACCAACGGCAAAACAGGCAACGCGTTTTCCAACAAGACGCTGTCATCTGCCGGAACCGCTGGTCACTGGACGCTTCTTGCAGGTCATGCCGGTGCGCCAATCGCTGCGACGTTTGCTGGTACTGACCTCACCTACGTCCCGACCGATGACACATGGGGCGAGGGTACGCTTTACCACGGTGGCAACGTCTCGACGGCAACGAAGCACTTCCTGACGGCTGGCGCGTCGGTTGTCGCGGCTGCGGGCGCGCCGTGGTATCTGATGGCGATTGACCTTGTGGGCTATGTCCCGATGTCAGGCACGAACGTTTCGACCACGGGCACAAAGACCGTGACCATGACGGCCATCGGATCGAGCGGCAGCACGGGTGATCGCTATCCGGCTGGCGCTGGGCTTGAACTGTTCGTGGCGGCTGACACGGCGCTGGGCGCGAACGCCCCGACGTGCATCGTCAACTATCTGGACACGGGCGGCGGTGCAGGGGCGACCACGACATTCACAAGCACGGCATCGCTTGGCATCGGGCAGCTTCTGAACTCTGGCAACGCGGCGAACAAGTACAACCCATTTCTCCCCAAGGCTGCGGGCGATACGGGCGTCAGTGACATCGTTTCGCTTGTCTGGGCCGGTACGGCTCACGCATCGGGTACAGTCATCATCGGCTTGTGCAAGCCGCTGTGGACAATCCCTGTGCCTGCAACCGGCCTCTACACAAAGCTGGACTTCGTAAACGCCTTCCCATCGCTGCCTCGGATCAGGGACGGCGCAAACATCCAGTTCCTGCTCTATCAGACCGCTGCGACGACCTCTGGCGGGACGATCATGATAGACTTTGACTGGGGATATGGCGGCTAATGGCGCTGCTTCAGAACGGCTTCCGCGACGCGTCGGCGGGCGTTCGTATCTTCGGGGCGACACAGAGCAACAACGCTTATCCGCCTGCGCTTCAGGGAAACAACAACAAGGCGGGACCGCGCCGTAACATCTTCACGGCTCAAGGCTATTCGGCCAAGTCGGGCATCGGTTCGGGACACCTACACCCCTCAAGCTGGATGCTGCCGCAGAAGCCTGGCGGTCTGTCCAGCCACTCGGAAAGCATCGGCGTTGCAAGCTGGTCTGGCGGAATTGCTGCCGGACGGAATATCGTCGGCACGTTCGATGGCGCTGCGACGTTCACCGGCACGGGCCAGCTCGTTGTGTCGGGTGTCGGATCGTTTGCCGGTGTCGGGGCGTTTACCGGCAACGTCACGGCGGCGCTGGGTGCGGTTGGATCGTTCGCGGGTGTCGCAGCCTTCTCCGGCGCTGTACTCGCCAAGGGCAACATCGTGGGCGCGTTTGCAGGTGTCGCATCATTCGAGGCGATCCGGTACGCGTCTGGCTCGCTGGCTGGGTCATTTGCGCCGGCCATCACACTGGAGGCGCAGGGCTTCTCGTCCTACCTGCTCGATCAGGAAGACATCGAGACGGGAATGACGCTTCGGCAGGCGCTGCGTCTGGTGACGGCGGCGACGGCGGGCAAGATCAGCGGCGGCGGCACGGCGACCGTGACGATACGGAACGCGGTCGCGGATGCTGTGGACCGCATCACGGCGGAAGTAGATAGCTCGGGCAACAGGACGTCCATCACTTACGAGTTGGACTGATGGCTAACTTTTTCAGCGCAAACTACTGGAAAGCGCTCTACTTCAAGGCGATTGGCGGGCAGGAAACTGCTGTCGACCCCAACGCGATGCGCGGCAGCTTTGCGGGCTCGTCTGAGTTCACCGCGACGCTGTCAGGTCAGGGTACTGAGGAAGTCCAGTCGCGCTCACAAGGCGGCTTCGAGGACCCCTACTATTACAAGAAGCGCCGCAAAAAGAAGCCCGAGCCTGTCTCGAAGGACTTCGGGGACGACTGGCAACCGCCTGCACCACGGCCGGCAATCCCGCCGCTGGCAGCGCAGCAGATCATCGCGCGCCAGGATGCAGCCTTCGCGAGAACGCAGGCCGCGATTGTCGCGGCGCTTGAACAATACGACCGGCAACGCGCCGAGGCTGATGCCATCGCGCTGGCCGAACAGGAAGACGAGGATGAAGCGATCCTGCTGCTGATGGCGGCGTAACGCTTCGCAACAATTCGAGATGCAAGACCCGCCCTAGCTAGGCGGGTTTTTTCGTACCCGCCGCCGGGGTCATCGGGCGTCAAACAGGACGCCGCTGTTCGGGCGATTGCGTGACGACTACGGGAAGGTCGAACGATGAGTGACGAGAAACTGAACTTTCTGGACGCTGAAGAACCGGCAACGCCTGCGCCTGAGCCATCCGCTCCGGTCATCGAAGCCGAGAAGCCAGCCGCACCCGAACCCGAGCCGCAAGGCGATGCCAGGGCGCGTGATCCGGAAACAGGGCGTTTCGTCCCCATCTCCGCGCTTCTAGACGAGCGCGACAAACGACAAGCCGAGACTGCCAAGCGGATAGACCTCGAAGCCCAACTTCAACGCTACCAGCAACCGCAACAGCCCGAGCAGATACCGACTGACCCTTCGGGGATTATTCAGTATGCACTGGCTGAACAGCAGCGGATCGCCTTTAACGAACGCCTCAACACGTCCGAGCTGATGGCCCGACAGGCCCACGGCGAGGACATCGTGAGCGAGGCGCAACAGGCGTTTCTTGCCGCTGTCGGTCAAAACCCGATGCTTCAGCAACAACTGCAAGGCCAGATCCACCCATACGACTTCGTGGTGAAATGGCACAAGCAGCACAAGCTGATGTCAGAGATCGGGCAAGACCCGGAAGCGTGGCGCAAGAGCGAAGCCGAGAAGATCCGCGCGCAGGTACTGGCTGAACTTCAGGGCCAAGGCGTCTCGCCAGCCCCATCGTCACAGCAACCCCCGCCGAGTGTGGTCGGAAGACCAGCGGCAGCGAGAGCGGGCGCGGTTCCTACGGGACCGGGCAACGCTTTCGATAACCTATTCAGAGGATAACCAATGTCAGAAGTCATGCTGGCTTCTGCTTCTGAGAAGCAGAAGTGGATCAGCCAATACTACGCTGAGTATGTCCGCGCGTCCGGCTTCAAGCCGTACATGGGCCGCTCGTCGTCATCCATCATCATCGCCAAGTACGAGCTGCAGGAAGAAGCGGGAAAGACCATCAACATCCCGCTGATCACGAAACTGGTCGGCCAGGGCGTGAGCGGGGCAACCATGCTCGACGGCGCCGAAGAAGAACTCGGCAACTACAACTGCGCCATCAGCGTCGACTGGCGCAGGAACGGCGTGCGCGTGCCGAAATCGACCAGCTACAAGACTGAAATCGACCTGTACGGCGCGGCGAAAGACATGCTGCGCCAGTGGGAAGCGGAGAAGCTGCGTGACGATGTCATCACGGCTATGCTGTCGGCTGTCACGACTGGCGACACGACTGTCACGCTTGCAAGCTCGTCGGCTGCGAACCGCAACGCTTACGCGGCAGCGAACGCTGACCGCCTGCTTTTCGGCAAGCTCAAGTCGAACTATTCCGCGACGTGGGCGACTGCCACGGCAACCCTCGACACGACCGACGACAAATGCACGGTTGCTTCGATGTCGCTGGCGAAGCGCATCGCCAAGTCGGCTGACCCACATATCCGCCCGTACAAGACAGCGGACGGCCGGGAATACTACGTGGCGTTCCACGGCGCGCGGACGTTCCGCGACCTGAAGGCTGACACCACGATGACGCAAGCGAACCGTGAGGCTCGCTCGCGTGAAGGCTCTGGCATGGATGACAACCCGATCTTCCAGGACGGCGACCTGCTCTATGACGGGATCATCCATCGCGAAGTCCCTGAGATCGACGACATCGCGTCAACCGGCACCTACAACCTGACCAACGCCGGCGCTTCGGGAACAACGGACGTTCGTCCGGTTTTCCTGTGCGGCGCGCAGGCTGTCGGCATCGCATGGGGTCAAGAGCCGACCCCGCGCAGCGACATGGACAAGGACTACAAGTTCCGCCCTGGCGTCGCCATCGAGGAACTGCTTGGCGTCAAGAAACTTAGCTACAACGGCAAGCAACACGGCATGGTGTCGTGCTTCTTCGCAGCCGCCGCCGACTCGTAAGGAGCACTGAACAATGGTTGCTGAAACACTCACCGCTACGCGCGGTGCAACGGGCTTCCCGATTGCGGGTCCTTCCCTGGCGGGCGTTCTCCAGTGCGCTTACGGCTCCTACACAATCGGGGCTGCGGTCGAAGATGGCGACATCTTCGAAATGTGCTGGGTTCCGGCCGGGGCGGTTGTCGTCGGAGGCATGTTCTACGGCGCCGACCTCGACACCGGCACGGAGACGCTGGACATGGACCTCGGCTGGGCCGCTAACGGCGGCTCTGGCACGTATGATGCTGCTGACCCTGACGGGCTTGGCAATCTCGGCGTGCTGACGGGCGACGTGTTCGCTGCTGGCAACGTGTCGCCGGTGGTCGGGCTCATGTACCCGTTGAGCGGCATTCTCGCCACTGGCGTGCTGCCGTTCTTCACGAAGAAGACAAAGCTGCAAGTCGAAGCCAACGTGGCTGGCAACGCAGGCCACACGGGCACAATTTCGCTCGTCGTGTACTACGTGGTCGATCCGACGCTGGCCGTTTAATGTCGGTGTTCATCTGGAAAGGTGACGATGAGGGGGGCGATGAATTCGCCTCCCTCTACGGCGTCACGTTTTCGGCTGGCGCTCCTGTTGATGTCGGCCACCTTCTCCCGTGGCAGGTCAACAAACTGCGGAACCATCCGTATTTTACGGAAGTTCCGCAGGATGCGCCGGAGCCGAAAGGCTCACGGGAACAGGACGAACGCGCCATCATCAAGCAACAGCTCGACGACCTCGGCGCGCTCTATGACAAGCGCTGGGGCATCGAACGGCTGCGCGCGGCGCTTGACGGCGCGACACGCGAACCGCTGGAAGTGATCGAGGGCGAGGTGGTCAATGGCTGACGCGACCCTTGCCGAGCTGCGCAACCGAGTGCTTCAGAAGCTCAAGGTGCTGCAAGCAGGCGAGACGGCGGAAGCCGAGGACACCGCACTGATCGAGGGGCTGATTGCCTCGGTCAACGAGAAGCTGCGCGACTTGGGCATTGCCTACTGGTCCGACAGCGCTTGCCCGCAGTCGATGCTGGAAGACCTCGCCATGTACGTGGCGTGTCATGCGGCCGACGACTACATGGACGGCGGACAGGCTGCATCGTTCCGGCAGACTTACGAGCCGACGGCAGAGCGCAACCTGCGGCGTCTCGTGCAGAGTGGCGAGCGGTTCAACAAGCCGACGCGGGCCGAGTATTTCTGATGCGCGTGCCGATGGCGACGTCTGCGGCCTCCGCTGTTGTCACGGGGCTTGCCGAGAAGAAATGCCACAATGTCTATCGCGAACCGCATCCGAACGACCCCACGCGCGAGAACGTGCTGATCGAAGCGCCTGGCAGTCTCCAGCGTGCTGACTTCGCTGGCGCGTGCCGTGGCATGTGGCAGGCAGACGGCCACGCCTCGGGCAAGGTGCTGATTGCGCAGGGGACGACCCTGTCCACGTTCACGCCATCGAGCAACACCACGGGAAGCCTCACCGGGACGATTGCAGGGACGGATCGCGGGGACTTCGCTTTTACGGAAACGCAGGGCTTCGGGCTGTTCAACGGCGGGCTGTATGTCTCGACCGGAACAGCCATCGCGGCGGTGACGGATGCGCAGTACGCAACGCTGCTGTCTGACGCCAGCGCGACGGCGTTCACCAGCGTGGACACGTTGGGCCAGCGCGGGCTGTTCACGTACAAGAACCGCTTCGGCTTCACGGCGGTGCTGGCGCTCGATGACGTCACGGCGCTGAACTACTACACGGCGGAAAGCTCGCCTGACGACATCATCGCGGGCCGCGTGCTGGGCGAGTTCTACTACCTGCTGGGCTCGCAGACGATTGAGGTATGGTCGCAGACCGGCGACAGCGCCGACCCGTTCGCGGCGCAGGCGGGCATGACGCAGCAAGTCGGCTGCGCGTGCCGTGACGGCATCGTCAAGGCTGACAACTCGCTCTTCTTCGTGGACGAGGCGTTCAACGTGCGCCGGCTGGGTCAGGGCGGCTCGCCCATCATCTCGGAGCCGTGGGTATCTGCGGCGCTGAGATCGGCGGGCGCGGCAAACATCATCGGCAAGACGTACCAGGACCGGGGCCATATCTTTGTCGCGTACCGCACGCCGACTGCCTGCATGGTATTCGACGTGCTGACGCAGGAATGGCATACGCGGGGAACCAACCTCACCGCGACGTGGCGTTATACGGACATCATCACCGCTGCGGGCCGGGTGTTCGTCTGCGATGGCACTGGACAATTCGACGAGCTGAGCCGGGACTACACGTCCGAGAGCATGGCGACGGCGTCCACGATGGGCACGGAGATCGTCCGCGAGTTCACCGCGCACCTGTCGGGCGCACCGGACAGCCTGCCCATCACGACGCTGCGGCTCGAGAGTAGCAAGGGCGTGGGCATTTCGACCGGGCAGGGCTCTGACCCC